TGAACAGGTTGCCGTCCATGTAGAAGCGGTTCTTGATGCCGGTCTCGTACTCGAAGCTCCAGGTGCGCAGGAAGTTGGTCTGCACGCTGGCGCCGGCCAGTCCCGCGAAGGTGGCTGCGAACTTGACAGTCCACAGGTCCGCCGGGATGAGAATCGGGTTCACTTCAGCCGGGGTGCTGGCTGCTCCCTTCACCGCCTCCTGCGCAAAGCAGTCAGCCTCGAAGGTGGTCTTCTCCCCGAACTCGGTGGCGATCTGCCAGCGCGTCGGCATGACGTAGTCGAGAATCCAGTTTTGGGTGTCGTCACCGATGTCGGCGCTGAATGACTCGTATGACCCTGCACCGGTGCTGGGCTGGGTGAAGGTCCAGGTCTTGTCTGCCGCGCCGCCTACGCCGGTCCTGCCGCCCTGCAGGCCCATGCTGAAGGGGATCACGAGGTCGTCGTAGCCAACGCCGTCAGACATCTGCAGCTTCAGCGTCGGCATGTTGCGGGTGACGGTGGGCGCGTGGGCACTGACCCGCACGCGGCTGCCACGATTCTCCGGCTCGTGGAAGTTCAGCTGATCACCGATCCCCAAGTTGCCGGCTGCCACGCCGTAAAAGCGGCGGGTACGCGCGACCGCGGTGCCCTTGACCGTCTCCTTCCCCAAGTTGATTCTGCTGAATACCTCGACGCCCGGCATGGCTTTCCCTTCCTAGGCTGTTGCCAGCCAGCTCTCGTGTTGTTCCACGGCAACCGTTAGCTCGATGCCACTGTACTGCTTGCCACCATACGGCAGCGCTCCGATGCGCCAGCCTGAGACCAGCGCATAGAGGGCCGTGCCTCCCAGCTGAATGGCGCCCTTAGTACCGTCTACCAGGACACTCAGCCACGCCTGCAGGGCCTTGTAGTCCTTCTCCGGGCTGCCAGTCTCGGCGAAGTAGAAGTTGACCTTCCACACTGCGCTGCTCTCGCGCTTGCCGTTGCCGGTCACGAAGTCGCCTTCGTCGGGCATGACCAGCACGCAGGGCAGCGGCCCCACGGCTGCCGCTGGGAAGTTGGTGGCATAGCGGATGGCCTGATAGCCGCCGGCGGGGGCAGGGCAGTTGGTGCTGTTGAAGCGCACTGCCAAGGCTGCGCCTTGCGCTGCGAAGTCCATTACGCCAGCCCGATGTAGCGGTATCTGTCCAGCGTGCCGCGCTGCGGGCTACCGGGGCCGAAGAAGTCAGCCCATGGTGTGAGCGCGCCCATGTCGGCGCCGATCACACCGGAGGCGCCATCCTTGCGCGCTTGGAAGGCAGCCACTACCGCGTCGATGCACACGCTCTGAATGTCCGGCGGGGTGCTGGCGAAGCCGAAGGTGCCGGTGATGCTGCAGCCGTTGGCGATGTTGCCGAAGGCGCTGATGGTGCCTGCCAGCGTGCCGCGGCTGATCTGCAGCTCGGTAAACGGCCAGCCCTGAGCGCCGTCCTGCACCTTGGGCCGCAGCAGGTAGTCGCTGGCTGCGACCGTGGTATAGGAGCCGCCTGAGTCGGGCTGGTGGGTGAGGTTGTTGACGCCTAGAGCGCTGATGGTGCGCACCCCGATGGGAATGCGGAGGACGTAGCCCGCAATCGTGTCGAACAGGTACGTGGTGCTGGTGATCGGCACCAGCTTCCGCCCGGTGTACTGCTCGATGTAGTCGCTGGTCTGCTCGATGAGTTCCGTCAGTAGGGTGTCGTCAGCCGTGTCCGTCACGCCCGCCGGGAAGATGCGGGCTTTCACTTGCGCGATGGTGCACAGCTGATCGGCCACCTAGAACACGTCGCTCGTTAGCGTGACGTTGGTATTGGCGCTCATGTTGAGCTTCAGGAAGTTCCATGACTGATTGGGCATCAGGCTGAACAGCTGGGTGACGGCGGTAGTGATCGTCAGCGCCGCCTTGGTCCAGTCACCGGCTGCCGACGCCAGCGGGCTGTAGGGCACGTTGAAGAAGGTCGTACCGTCCACGCTGCCCAGGATGTTGACGGTGACGGTGGGAGTGGCCCCGATGGTGGACACGATGCGTAGCACCTGCTGGCGCAGGTTGGCGTCACCGCCGCTGCGCTGCAGGGTGTTGGTGGAGTCGGCGTTGCCGGTCTGCGCCGTCTGCAGGTTGCCGGGGTAGGCGACGATTGCCACTTACTTGGCCTGCTTCTTGGCAGGCTCGTCCTGCAGCGGTCCCTTGTCCTGGGAGTTCTCGCGGAAGGCTTCCCAGTCGATGGCGTCCACGGCTTCCTTCACCTTGGCCTGCCGCGCTTCCTCGGCTGCGCGGTCGATGTGTCGCTGGTCCTTGTCTGCCACGTCTGCTTCTCCTTACGTTCGGAGCGCGGAGGCTGCGGGCACTGCAACCTCCGCGCTCAGCTGACCTAGTGACGCCCGTTACTAGGCCGCAGTCACTGACAGCCCGCCGAGGCGGGTACCGACGACAAGGTAAGCCCACACGCCGATGCGCACGGCCTGCGGTCCCACCACCTGGTCGAAGCTGAACGATGCCAGCGACGACTCATAGATGACGTAGTCGTTGGCACGTGCCGTGACGACCACGTTGACGGTGCTGGCGTAGGACAGGAAGGTGGTGCTGCCGAGGATCGACCCCGACACGCCACCCTGTGCCACGTTGCCGTCGCTGTTCATGGGGTTCAGCAGCGGCATCTTGGGACGGCCTGCGGTGTCAGCCTCTGCCAGCAGCACTGCGAACAGGGCCGATGGGATGAACTGCGCCTCTGCCGCCTTGAAGCGGGTGGTGTAGTACTTGATCACGTTGCCGAGCGTCCCCGCAAATGGGGTGGCGGCGGTGATCGCGGTACCGGAGGCAGATGCGCCTGCTTCGACGGCAGTCTTGATGACTGTCTCGCTGGCCTGCGCGTAGGCCTCCACCAGGTCGCTCATGACCATGGACATGGCACTGGGATCGGCTGAGTCCAGCACCTGCCGGCTCACGTCGATGGACCCGCCGTACATGACCGGCGTCGCCGTGACTGCCGTGGTGGCGAGGTCCGTGGTACCGAGTGCGGCACCTTCTGCGCTCTGCACCACGACGGCCGTGCTGGTCGTCACCTTGGCGAAGGTCTTGGGGCGGGTGTCGCTGATCGGGAAGCGGTCGAAGAAGCTGCCCATCGGGCGGCCCTTTAGCAAGCGGGGAGTAAGTAAGCCCGGAAGGAAGTCGGTCGGAAGTGCCCCAGGAATCTCCGACTGCAGGAGGTCACCGGCACGCTCGGCCTGCTGCGCGATGTCGGTCATGTGCGCGTGGTGGCGCTCCTGCCGCTGTGCAGCCGCGCTGTCGCCCCGGGTGGCTAGGTAAGCGTCACGCAGGAACTCGCCGCCGGCCATCTTCGACGGACGGTAGACAAGCTCGGGACGGCTGATGAGGATGGGGGAGCTGCCCTGCAGGCGGGACACGGTGTCACGCTCGGCTGCTCCACGGTTGACGATCTCCAGCTCGGGCTTCGGCTCGGGGGCCGGTTCCGGCTGCGGTTCGGGCTGCGGCTCAGGCGCCGGCTGCTCGTTGCTCATTGCACTCTCCATGTCACGGAGCGCGATACGCGCCCCATCGTAAGCAGGACTGATCGAGCCTGCGATTGCGTGTAGCTTGCCTTCGCGGTGCAGGATGGTCCCATCCTTCATGCGCTTTGAGCCTGAGCCCAGGCCGGCTTCGATGCTGATGCCGTTGAGTCCTTCGCGGACCTGCCCGAGGTATTCGCTGCCAGCCGGCGTATCGAACACCCTCGCCCGGAAGGCCACGCCAGCCGGCGTGTCCTCCAGGTGCGTGACCGTGCCCACCGGCTTCTCGCCGTGGGCCGGTCGCAGTGCCATCCGTGCTCCGTCTGAGCGTCCCATCCAGTGCGCCACGGATTGGCGGAAGGAAGCCGGGGCAAAGGCTTCCCGGACGATCTCGCCGCCCGGTGTCAGCTCAGTGTCGCCACTGACCACGCCGTACGGCACCGCGATGCCTTCCAGCACGCGGTCGTCGTCTGCTGATTGCCGCACGCTACCCAGCGCGTCGGTTCGGTGCCAGCTCATGCTGCTTGTCCTCCAGCTGCTGCCGGAGCGACCTGCACAGGTGGCGGCGGCGGGTTCAGTTCATCGGGTGACTCGACTGGACCGTAGCCCAGTACTTCGCGGATTTCGTCAACGCTCAGCAGCGCCTTGTTGCCGCTGAGCAGGCCGTACGCCTGCGCTTGGCTCAGGAAGGGGCCGGTGCGCAGCTGAGCAGAGTCAATGCTCAGCCTGCGCCCGCCTGGCAGCTGGTCGCTGATGGCGTCCTCGATGGCGTTCATGTAGTTCTGCAGGGTGTAGCGCACCAGGTCCTGGTTGCCGCTCTCGGTGTTGGTGTAGGTCTCACTGTCGCCCTGCGGGGAGTTCAGGATGTGAGTCGGTACGCCGAAGTAGCGCCCGATGTCCGCCACCAGCTCCTTGCGCGCTTCCACGGCTGCCTGCTGGGTGGGATCGGCGCCCGTCTGCTCCAGCTTCAGGCCGCTGGACATGACCGGCACGTGATCGGGGCCACGCTGGCGGCGGTTGCCCCAGCGGTCGCTCAGGCTGTTGGCCTCGGCATCCTGCAGCACGGCGTCGGTGCGCAGGTAGCTGTTGGTGTGCCCGCCACCCTGCCAGAAGCGGCTGGAGAAGGCGTCAGCGGCCAGCACCTCGGCAAACTTGATGCGGGCCAGCTGCAGCACGCCTGCCTGCCAGTCAGCCAGTCCAGGCTGCGGGCTACGGCGCAGGATCACCAACTGGTCACGCTCCACCCGCTCGGTGCCCACGTAGTACACGTCCGGCTGCAGGAAGGGCACGATGGGGTAGCTGGTTTGGTTGATGGACACGTACGGCGGAGCGACAGGCCAGAGTCCCAGTGGCACGCCCTCCGCGTCCGTGCCGCCCACCTTCAGCAGGTAGGCGATGTCATAGAGCGCCAGGCTGCTCACCACGTAGCTCACCCAGTCACGGCGGGTGCACTCAGCCAGTGGACGCTGTATCAGCCGGCTGCTGGGCAGCTGCAGGTTGCCGCGTACCTCGCGCCAGGGCAGTTGGCTGATGCCGTTGGAGAGGATGTCCAGGCAGCGCCACACGGCAGACAGTCCCAGGGCCGTGGTGCCCGTGACATTCGTCACCATGGCGCCGTCAGTGGGGAAGCCGATGAAGCGAGTAGGAGCCGGTACGTCGTCGCGCTTGCCCAGCAGCAGATCAGCGATCCAGCTCACGTATGACAGTGTACTACGGCAGTGTCAACCCCAGCACAGACTGTGACGCCTGTTCACTCGGTGCCTCATCTCCCCACACGTCCCAGCCGTAGCGCCTACGTCGTGCGAACAACTCCAGGTAGGGGCCGGGGCTAACGTGCTCCACCAACTCGTAGAAGCGATCCGGCTTAGCGGAGTGAGCGCCCTTCGGCGCAGCGAAGTGGTTGCGGGCGCTCTTGTCGGCCAGCGGAGCCTTACCCCGGACACCGAACAGGACATGCTCCGTCTCGCCCCGGAAGTAGTAACCGAGTCCGATCGGCCCCAGCTTGTGCCAAGTCAACAGCGTGATGTAGCGGAAGCCCCACGCCTCCAAGATCTCAAACGGTCGCCCTTCCCGTAGATGCAGGTTGGTCACCCACAGGTAGAGATGCGCGTTGTCGTCCGCTAGGGAGGCCACAGGAAGCCCGATAATCTCCTCCGGGGTCATGGTGCTGTAGCGGTGCTCAACGCCGCCCTGTGGCACCGTGCCGTTGTCGTAGCGCCACGGGGGATCGGCCACGATGGTGCGGTAGGGCGTCACCAGATGTTCGGCTTGACTGCTGCGCTGCTGATGGCATGGGCTGCCAGGAGGGCTGCTTCGATGGCGTCGATGGGTCCCAGCGACTCGCCGCGGCTGAAGCGGTAGGCGCCGTCTGGGCCCACCTTGCGCTTGACGACGAGCAGGATTTGGGCGTCGAGCAGGGGATCGTCCACGGCCAGGCGCTCTGCCATGATCATTTCAGAGAAGTCCATGGTGGCGGAGACCATGGCCGCCGGCTTCAGGCCGTCATAGGGGAGACCAGCCTCTACGCCGTGACGCTCAAACGCCCCGGCTCCGCCACTCATGGCATCGTAGGCGATCACCTGCGCGTAGCGTTCACTGTGGAACTCCTCGATGGCCTTCGTGATGCGCTCCGGGGTGACATCTTCGCGCAGGTCGCGGTACACTTCCAGCCCCACCCCACCGTCTGGACGGAGGGCAGCGACAGTGATCGTTGCTCTCTGCCAGCCGGAAGCCACGCCAATGCCGAGCGCATATGGCCCCGGATTGTCGGCGAGTGGCTCCGATGTGTGCAGCTTCGCCCAGGTTCCTGCCCGAAACGCCACCTCTTTCAGGCTAACTGCCCAGCGGCACAGGTGCTCTGTCTCAAAGATCGCCAAGGTGCCCCCGAGGCTGTGGGCGCGGTACTCGGCGCGCAGGTTCTCGATGATGCCGGGACGGTGGCCGATGCTGGGATTGCTCTGCAGCCAGCCCTGCAGGTCGTCAGGGTCCAGTCCCGGTGCTGCACTCCACTCCAGGTAGGCCAGCCCCTCGTCACTGTCCTTGCGTTGGCGCAGGGCGTTCAGCACGACGCTCTCCTGGGTGCCGGCGTTGCTCAGGTAGATCATCTGCGGGTCGGGGGAGGCAGTCAGCGTCGGCTTGGCAGCGGCGATGAACTCGTCGTTCACCATTTCCCTGAGCTCGTCG